ATATACATGCTATTGAAAGGACTTTATACTCTGAGTACCTTGGGTTAGCAGGTAGAGTTGACTGTATTGCAGAGTACGAAGGAGAACTTGCAGTCATCGATTTTAAGACATCTGAAAAGATTAAACCCGAAAAGTGGTTGGAGAACTATTTCGTTCAAGAAATGTTCTATGCAACTGCTTACTATGAATTGACTGGTATCCCTGTCAAAAAACTTATCACTCTCATGGTTACACCTGGTGGTGATGTCAAAGTGTTTGACAAAAGAAACAAAGGGGATTATATTAAGTTATTAGTTCGGTATATTAAGGAATTTGTATCTCACAATCTTAGGACAGAGAATGGAGAATGAACTAGAAAAAGTATTAGAAAGTAAATTCTTTTGCCCTTCTCGATTTGCACAAGAGATTGAGTCTCTTGTAGTACAGAACTCAGGCATGAGTTATATTGATGCTATTGTATTTTTCTGCGAGAAAAATACAATTGATCTAGAGTCAGTTCCGAAACTGATTCCCAAACCTTTGAAAGACAAAATAAAAGCAGAGGCAATGGAACTCAACTTCTTGAAGAGAAGTTCCCGTGCCAAATTGCCACTCTGATTTCATTTTAGGGTAAAAAATTTTCCCGGCAAAAAATCCTTGTATTACTTTTTTTGATGATGCCGTTTGATGCCTACAGACAATACCTCTCTCTGAAGAATCACTTCACGAAAGAGAAGTATGACTACCACAAGTATTGTGGAAAGAGTCGTGCGACTGTGCAATCTTTTTATAAGAGGAAGGATCGTTTTTGGTTTGAGAAACTAGCACGAAACAAATCAGATCAAGAAGTCATTGATTTCTTTGTGTCTAACTTTATCACCTGCACTGATCCAAGTAAGCTTTGGATAGGAGAAATGATACGAGAAGGTGAAGTTAGATACACTGATTGGAAGAAAAGAAATCAATCTTTGTCCTACATCTTTAAAGAAGAAATAGAATCTATTCTTGCAAATCAGGATTTAGATTCCATATTTGCCAGGAAGAATGGTCACCCAATTATCCTGAAGAAGTATTTGGGTGGTGAGATATCAATTGAAACACTGGTTATTCTTGATCATATACTTGGATTCAAAAAACAATTTGATAAAAAGTTGCAAGATCCAGTGTGGGAAACCGTCAGTATGAGAATGAAAAAATATTCTCCCTTTCTAAATATTGAGGTATCACGTTATAAAAAAGTTCTCAAAGAAGTTGTTTTAGGGTAATGAGTTTTTTCGATTCCGATGTAGTCCGTGCAGAAATGACGGAAATCAGTGAGTTACAAGACGACATTTACAAAAATGTTTTCAAGTTTCCCACAATGTCTCAAGAAGAAAAACTCTTTCATGTTGCAATGTTAGAGAGACTTCTGGAAAAGCAGAAGATTCTTTATACTAGATTGAGTTTGTCTGATGATCCTGAAGCAAAACAAATGAGAGAACGAATTGTTGATTCTGCAGTTATGATGGGTCTCCCTAAGGGGACTGACATGAATATGGTATTCAACAACATGTCTAAAATGCTTGAAGTGATGAAGGACCAGATTGACAAAACTGGTTCAGACCTGTAGAATAACGGGGTACACACAAGCCAAATCCGTACAAATACGAGGTAATCCGAATGTCATTCGCAAATCTTAAGAAGCAATCTTCTCTTGGTTCACTGACTTCCAAACTGGTTAAGGAAGTTGAGAAGATGAACAATACTAGTGGCGGTGGAGATGACCGTCTCTGGAAACCTGAAATGGATAAGACTGGTAACGGTTATGCAGTCATCCGTTTCCTGCCCGCACCTGAAGGGGAAGAACTTCCCTGGGCAAAGATGTATTCCCATGCCTTCCAAGGTTCTGGTGGTTGGTACATCGAGAACTCTCTCACTACTATCGGTGCAAAGGATCCTGTCTCCGAGTACAACCGTGAACTCTGGAACAGTGGTCTTGACTCCGACAAGGACACCGTTCGCAAACAGAAACGCAAACTGTCCTACTATGCCAACATCTATGTTGTGCAGGACAAAGCAAACCCTCATAACGAAGGTCAAGTTTTCCTGTACAAGTTCGGCAAGAAGATCTTTGACAAGATCATGGAAGCAATGCAACCTGAGTTTGAAGACGAAACCCCCATCAACCCCTTCGACTTCTGGCAAGGTGCTAACTTCAAACTGAAGTTGAAGAAGGTCCAAGGTTATTGGAACTATGACTCCTCTGAGTTTGATCGTGTCGCACCTCTTCTGGACGACGACGATGCTCTGGAGGCAGTGTGGAAGAAGCAGTATTCTCTTGCTGCTCTGACTGCTCAGGATCAATTCAAGACCTATGAGCAACTGGACAACCGTCTGAAGATGGTTCTGGGTCAGAAGTCCTCTTCACGTCCTCGCATTGATGAGGAACTGGAGGATGAATCCGAAGGTCGTGGTTCTTTCACCCCTAACTTTGAGTCCAGCCGACCTCCTGCTGCTGATCTCACTCCCGTTCAGTCTGCAGATTCTGATGAGGACGATGCTCTCTCTTACTTCCAGAAACTGGCAGAAGAGTGATCAATCATAAAGTCTGATATTATCACCACGTTTCAAGGATTCAGTCATGTATTGACTGGATCCTTCTTTGTATGTCATGATAATTTCTAAATCATCTTTAACGATACCAAGATACCTTGGTCTCAAAAGGAAAATATTTCTCTTATCATCTTGAATCTTTGCTTCGTATTCATAGTTCGTTACTGCAGTTACAGGAGAAACTTTAACGATTCCTGCTCCATCAAAATACTCTGCGGTATAATTTGATGCTACACGAAGTCCTGCTTGAATCATTATGATATCATTGTTTGGGTTTCTAACTTCATATGTTTCATAATGATGGACATCATTTAACTTTTCATAGGTTCCATACTTATCCAATAAGAAACTATCAAAGTCAGATTGTGTCATTGGCCATTCAGTTTGCACATTAAGAATATTATTTGATGCCAAGACTACCCAGTCAAGTGTAGAGTCATTGTAAATTTCAAATGCTACATTGTCTGGTCTATCGTTATTGATAATTTGATACTTCTCAAAGAAAGCTAATTTCTGGAAGATATCATCTCTAAGTTGTCCTTTCTTAAAGAAATTTTTGACAGCAATATAGTCTGATATGTTAGCATCAGGAAGTCTGCTAACGTATTCAAGATTGGGAACTTTGCTAAAGTAATTTGACATTTTAGAAACCTATTTCTACAGTATCTTCGTCACCATAATCATCATTAAATACTGGTTCAAGTTCTTTGAGTGACATTGAAATTTTATATGCAGTCATGTAACCATCAGCAAGTGTGCTATAGTTTTGTTGTGGTGTATAGTCCACACTGAAATTGGTCATGGCACACTCCTTCATCTTTCCGATAAAAGGATTTTCATCACTGGTTCCACCCTTAACAAAGTGAACTTGAAATGTGTGTGGAGACTTTAAAAACAAGTTGGACTCTGATCTAATGGGAGACATTCCTTGCTTAAAGAATTTAATAATCTTAACCACTTCATCTGCTTCTTCTTTATTTCTAGGAGCTAAGTCGAAGGAAAATGTGAATGGTCTCAATGTTGGTTCTTGGAATAATAATTCAAGGTTTGGATTCATTACCATTCCAGTCATTCTTGATAACAAATTTCTAGCACCAACAGCATTACCTGAGAGTGTTTCTTGAATTGCTTTTTTTACGTCAGCAGAATTTCCTGAAACTCTAGCAGCTATATCTTCCGCAGCTTTACCAGCATCTTTTCCAGAGGCACCTGTCATTGCTCTTGCTAATGAAGATGCTTGGATTTTCATTTCGTCCATCTTATCAGGACCCCAGTTAGCACCATTCTCATCTTTGATTCCCCCAGGAATTGGTAACGAAATACTTCCTAGAATGGTTCTACCCGATGATTCTCCGTTTGGACCAACTCTTGCTCTATCACCAAAACCAAACCCACCACCACCAGTACCACTTCCAACTTGCTTTGCTTCATATTCAAGAAGTGAAAACTTCATGAAATCTTGAGTTGTGCGTCTATCTTTGGGGTAAGATAATTTTCCAAAACTACCTGCACCTGATTTAGTTCCTCCTCTAGTCTTTATATTTTTTCCAAAATCTTTTAATTTTTGATTTGCTTCTTGGTCAGTTAGCACAACATCATCTGGATTTGCATCATCGGGAGTTTCTTCTTCTCCGGTTCTTGTTAATTCTCTCGCTTGCTTAGTTGCTACTTTTTCATTAATTTTTTTTGGGGTTTCTCCCTCATTATTTCTACCAGTAGTTTTATCTTTTACAATTGTTTCTTCTGCATGTTGGAGAACATCTTCTCTTCCCTCATCAGACTCAAAAAATCTTTTTTCATTTTGTTGAGCTCCACCCCACCAATTATTGTTAGGTTCAAAAATTAAATCTCCATCATCATTTCTTTTATAAGTGCCAACTCTTTTATCAGATACTCCTTCTTCATTCCACACTTCAATTTCACCAGTGGTTTTATTCACCTGCATAAAGTAGGCTTCATCACTGTTTGGAACTAGTTTTTTTCTATAACTGGGTTCATCTGTACCATAGAACCCTGATTTAGCAGTCATGTATACACTACTTTTTTATCTATTTAGTATGAACTTTCCATATTGAACTGAGAGAAGATCATCAAGTTCTTCTAATTTTATTTCATATAACTGTCCTACCACTTCATTCCAAGTATAGTTCCTGTATTTCCTCCAATGAAAATTAATACCCCGAAATCCCCATGCATTTAATTCTACGCAAGCAATTAATGGATGCTGATCATAGGTAATGCCTGGAGTTTTTGCATTATAAACAAAAGTATATAAACTACCTTCTTCTGGTATTGGAGTTACCGTGTCTTTCAAAGCATCCATGATCATGAGCATTTGATCTTCTTGATCATGAGTTTCATTTAATTCATCAAGTATTGATAGAATACGATTAGATGATGACCTTAATTTTTCTAATCTTTTCTGCTCTTCTCTAGCATTTATTTGTGCTTTTACTTCTTCGTAAGAAGGACCACCTGCTCTTCTTTTTTTAGCACGTCTTGCCATTACTTGATTCCTAATTCGTCTTCTGTGATTACTTTGAATTCAATTCGTCTGTCTTCACAAAACTCAACTGCTGCTTTCCACTTTGCTTGATTGACTGCATAAGTTTTACACTCATACAGATATGATTTAGTGACTCTTGACTTCTTCTTTGGTGGTTGTGTTTGTCTTTTAGGTTTCACTTCAACCACATAGGTTTTGATTTGACCTGTGCTCTCTTTTACTTTGATAATAAAATCTGGAAAATATTTGTGGACTCTTCTATCAACTGGTGAGATGTATGGAATCCAAAACTCTTCACTACCCCACTCAAGAATGTTCTCATTTAGATCACAGTAACGACAAAACTTTCTTTCCCAACTGCTGCGACATATAATATTGTCAGCATTACCTTTATATTTCTTTGGGAAAGAAGGTTTGTACTTACTTTTTATACTTTCTCCCATACATAGTATATAAGGTAAAAACTATTTATAGATGCCCGATCTAAAAACTGTTGCTGACATTAAGTCATCAATTTTAAGACCATCATTGACTTCACTTTTTGAAGTTCAGTTTGCACTGCCCTCTGCTGGTCAAACTGGATCTAGTGCATTTCAAGAGTTTCTTAAAGCAGATGGTGTTACTTGGCCAACCTCTCAAGGAACATTAAATTTGTTGTGTTCCGAAGCATCCCTTCCAGGATCTAGTGTTGCATTGTTTGAACTCAACAATGATCGCACTGGTGTTACTGAAAGACATGCTCACAGAAGAGTTTTTGATGATAGAATTGATTTTACTTTTTATGTTGATGTTGAGCAATATTTACCAATCATGTTCTTTGAATCTTGGATTAGATTCATAACTGGATCTAGTACTGAACCAGATTTAAAGGCAAAGGAATATCATTATAGAATGAATTATCCTGATGAATATACTGCTGACCAGGGACTTAAAGTAATTAAATTTGAAAAGGATTATAAGAGGCAAAAAGGAAGAAAACCTATTAGTTTTCCTGCAACAGGACAAACACTGGAGTATGAATTCTTTAGGACATTTCCTACTGCAGTTAACTCAATGCCAGTCTCTTATGATGCAGCTAATCTTTTAAAATGCACTGTCTCTATGTCATACATTCGTTATGAAGTTAAGAGAATTAATTCATCTTCGTCTACATCAACAGAATCTAAGACAACTCCCCCAAGAATTCAAAACATTCAGAACACTACAAATATTACTGACGAATACTATAACAACTTTGGAGACAACAGACAAAATGCTACCAATAGTGCAGATTTTGTTGATGGATCTAACCAAGGTCGTGGTAACCGAGGTATAATATTTGGAGAATCCATAGCATAACCAACTAAATAATCACACTGAACTTCTATAGGACATCATGCCTTTACCAAAGATTGCTACACCAACTTATGAACTTGAATTGCCATCGACGGGAGAACCAATTCAATATAGACCTTTTCTTGTAAAAGAAGAAAAGATTCTTGTAATTGCCTTAGAAAGTGAAGACACTAAACAAATTACAACAGCCATTAAGTCTGTTATCAAGAACTGTATTAAGACAAAGGGAATTAAAGTAGAAACTCTTCCTACTTTTGATATTGAATATCTCTTCTTAAACATTCGTGGTAAGTCTGTTGGTGAAGAGATTGAAGTAAATATCATTTGTCCAGATGATGGGGAAACTGAGGTTCCAGTAACACTCAGCATTGATGAAATCCAGATTCAAAAGGATGACAGTCATGATAACAAAATTAAAATCGATGATCAAATCACCATGGTGATGAAGTATCCTTCACTGGATCAGTTCATCAAAAATAATTTTGATTTCAAAGAAGGTAGTCAAATGGATCAGTCATTTGAATTGATTGCATCTTGTATTGATTCCATCTGTAGTGAAGAAGAGGTTTGGGCAACTGGAGATTGTACAAAGAAAGAACTGAATGAGTTTCTTGAGTCCATGAACTCGTCGCAGTTTAAAGGTATTGAAAGATTCTTTGAAACGATGCCTAAACTTTCTCATACAGTCAAAGTAACAAACCCAAATACTAAAGTTGAAAGTGAAGTTGTTCTTGAGGGTCTTGCATCTTTTTTCGCGTAGGCATGGTTCATATGAACCTTGAATCATATATTAAATTAAATTTTTCGTTAATACAGTACCATAAATATTCATTAACAGAGATTGAAAATATGATACCATGGGAACGTGATGTTTACGTTGCTTTGTTACAGCAGCATCTTGAAGAAGAAAAACTAAGACATCAACAAGCGAATGGCATCTAGGACTACTACCGATCCAATAGAAATACTCTTAGAGATGGGTGTAGACCTAGATAATCTCTCCGAAGAGGAGGATTATCTTAGTGCCTTGATGGAGGCAGTCAATACATTAACAATTAAAAACGCAAGTGATCCTCGTATCAGTCCTCTTCAACAAGAAATTTTAAAAGTAAGAAAGAAAAGAAAAGCAGCAGATCCTAAGTTCAAAGCAAAGAAAACAAAGATATCTGCAAATAGTTTTAAGAAAGGAAGTGCAACCACTGCTAGTGTAGGTCAAAAAGCATTACCACCTGCCATAAAACCAAAGACTTCAATCATCCCATATCAGAAACCCGATGAGGTTGATGAAGAGGAAGGTGGTAAAAAGAAAAAAAGACAAAGAAAACCAAAAGAGAAAAATCTTCTAGCAGAAATTGCTAAGTCTGTTACTAATATTGCCGGTATACTTAAGGATCAATATAAGTTAAAGAAAAAAGAAGGTGAGTTTGATAGAAAGAAATCACAAAGAGATAAGAGAAAGTTACAAGAGGCAGGATTAGAAAAGAGATTCCAAGGTCTCTTTAAGACAGCACAAAAAATTATTGAACCTGTTAGAAGTTTATTTGATAAGATATTTGGATTTTTATTTAATGTCCTTCTTGCAAAGTTCCTGACAAAAATAGTTGATTGGATTGCTAATCCAGAAAATCAAAAGAAAATACAAAGTATCATAAGATTCTTTGGTGATCATTGGAAAAAACTTTTATCACTGTACCTTGTATTTGGAACTGGTCTTGGAAAATTTGTTCTAGGTCTTTCTAAACTTTTAATCACGGGTGCAGTAAAACTTGGTATTGCTGTAGCAAAATTAGCAGCAGCAAAGGGTGTTGGTGGAGCAAGAAAACTTGCCCGCATGTTGGGTGGTAAGAAAGCAAAGTTCTTAATTGGTGCAGCATCAACGGCAGTGACTGTTGGTGGCACCATGATGGCTGTTGATTCTGTCACTGGAAGTGGGGGGAATCAAACTCAAGGATTCTCTGGTGGTGGTTTAGCTCAACCAAAGATTCAACCAACACCTCAGGAGGTAAAGAAAGATTCTCCAAAGGGAATGTCGAGCGCCATAAAAGGTGCTGCATTCGGATCTATGTTTGGTCCGATGGGAGCACTTGCTGGTGCTGGTATCGGTTCTCTGTTTGATAAATTTAGTAAAAAAGATGATACTGTCACATTATCTAAACCTGCAAGTGTAGAACTAGAGGTTCCTTCTGGAACTGAAGGTGGGGTAGATGGACCTGGTGGCACCGATAAAGTCCCAGCAATGCTTACTGCTGGTGAATTTGTTATGTCCCGTGGTGCTGTACAAAAGTATGGTGTCAAAACTCTTGAGGGGATGAATTCTGCTGGCGGTGGAACCAACCAACCAAAAGTAATTAAAGATAAGGTATATGCCAAAGAAGGTGGATACATAGGTGATCGTGAAAAAGCACCTGATAAACAACTGATTCCAAATGATTTATTTTCTGGTTTCAGAGGACAAACTTCCAGGTCAGAAAACTATAGTGTGAGAGCTATAAATGAGGTGGTGAAGAGAGTTTATAATCTAATTAATGCTGATAGAGAAAGAGAAAGAAGAGAAGGTTATCCACCACCTTATTCAGGAGAAAGGACACCACCTTCTTCAGGACCGAATATACCCGGTGCTGGTGTTGCTGAAGAAGTTTATAATAGAGGAAAGGATTTTATTGGTGGAATATATGATACATATAAACCTAAAGTAGATGAAGAAGTTTATAATAGAGGAAAGGATTTTATTGGTGGAATATATGATACATATAAACCTAAAGTAGATGAAGCAATAGATGCAGCAATGCCTCAAGTTCAAGCATTGCCATCAACGATTGATTATGGTTCTCTGTACTTGAAGTCTCAACTTGGAGGAATGGGTGGTGCGATTACTGAAGCAGACTTGAGTCAAAGCACTAAAGACGAATATACTAGAGCATATCAAGTTGCAATGTCCAAACTTCCACAGAGAAGAGCAAGTGTTGAAAGTGTAATCCGTCAGCAACAAAATATATTAAATACTCCAGGTATTACAGAAGACCAGAAGAGAAATGCTCAGAGAACGTTAGCAATCAATAGGAGTAGACTTGCAAAGTATGATGCAGGTCAAGTTGATGTTCAATATGTAGATTTTCAAGTTGATGGTAAATTGTCTCCCACAGCGGCCGCAGCACAAAAAACCATGGGTGCTGTTTGGGCTTCTGATACTGGAGACGGTGGATTCAAGATTGAAAAGGAACCATATGACTTCCCGATCGTAAAAGATCCTATTAGTTTGATGAACTGGAAGAAACTTTCAGAAAAAGAAAAACATGCTTGGTTGGATAAGCAGGATCCAAACAACTCTGTCAGAAAGAAGCTTGATCCACGTCCTCCATATAAGGGTAGTCTTGGTGCCTGGGGTAAGCAAGATATTGCAGAAGCAATGTATAGTTTGAATCCTGCTGCAGCACCAATGGTAACGGATGTTAAAATCGGTGGTAGTATAAGACCTGAAGCAATAGCAGACTCTGCTTTAAACGCATTGGAATCTATTCCTGTTTTTGGACAGGCATCATCCTTTACTAGAGGTTTGGCGATGAATATGCTCTTTGGTAAAACAAGAGATGTTACTAAGGGTCCATTTGAGGGAGCAGCAGGTGATAGTTTATACAGAAAAGTTTTCCCTGAACTAACTGATAACGATAAAGCACTGCAAGCAAAACGCCCTATGTGGGATATGTTTGGTTTGTTTGGTGGTGCAACTGCTGAGATGGAAAGAAATAGAAAACCATTCTATGGACCAGGAGGAGACCCAAGTGGTTCGGGTAGAGGTCAAGCACAAGCATCACGACCATCACCAGGGGGGTTGGATTCAGGGCTCCAATCAAATAAAGGTTCAAATAAAGGTTATTTCTCTAGCACAACTGGTCAATTCTATGCATCATACGCAGAGGCACTAAAAGATCCACGAGTTGCAGAAGCTGCACAACTAGAAAAAACTAAGAAAAGGCTTAGTTTTGCCCCACAAAATCCAAATGTTTTAACACCACAACAACCACTTGGAAATAATATTCAGGTAATTAATGTTGGTGGCAATCAACAACAGCAAGATAAATCTAACAATGATAGAGGTGGATCTCAAACTCCACAAGTGAATGCTGGTAGTGGTGACCAGGGTAAGTGGAAAATCTTTGGCATGTCATGGCCATTCTAAGGAGATAAGATATGTTACCAGCATTACTAGGAGCAGGAGCAAGAGCAGCAGGTGGACAGATTGTAAAGTCTGGTGGTCGTGCCATGGCAGGCAAGATGTTAGGAGGTAAAAAAACTGTCAAAGCATCTGCCATTGCACCAAAGCAAGGTGAGCAACAACAAAGACAAAGGAGAGGTGGTGGTTTAGTTAAGTCACCGACTGCTGCCATTGCAAAACAAATGGCACCAATCAAACAAGTTTCTACAAGCAAGGTTGCAAAGGATGACCACCTAGGAATCATTCATGAGAAAGTTTTATTGATTGAGAACATTTTGAAAGGTGTTCGTGATGCGGAGAAAGATAATGTAAAGCAAAAAAAGAGAGCAGAACAAGATGAAAATAGAGCAAATCAAGAAAAGAAGTTAGAAGCAAAGGACGACAAACCAGATAAGAAAAAACTGAAGATGCCACCAGTTCCACAACTGGGTATCTTTGGATGGATCAAAAGATTTATTGGTAATGTTGTTGCCGCAATCTTCCTCTCAAAGATGGTTGATCATGTGGGAATGTTGGTTGGATTTGTAAAAGTTGCAGATAAGATTCTTAATTTTGTAGCGGATGTAGGAATTAAATTGGTAGATGCCCTTGGCACAATGGTGGAATTTGGGTATAAGGCATATGATGCTACGCGTGGTTTCTTACAAACAATAGGTGGAAATGGATTAGCACAAAACTTTGATAAGGTAATGGGTCTTGTTGGCACTGCACTGACATTGGCAACTGCTATTACTTTAGATGCTGCCATGGATGCTGCATCTGGTGGTGGTGATGGTCCTGGACTATTAGATTTCTTAAAATTTAAAAAGGGTGCAGCAGCTGCTAAAGGTGCTGCTGCAGCAAAGGGAACTGCCGCGACTGCTGGAACTGCTGGTGCTGGAGGTGGTGCTGCGAGCACTGCTGGAACTGTGGGTGGTGTTGCTGTTGGAACTGCTGCTGCTATCGTTGCTGGTGTAGGACTACTTGCATCTGCTTTGGGTGAAGGTGCATATCAGATTAAGAAGATTGGCAAAAAACCAATCGACGATGCTCAAAAACAATTTGACAAATATAATTGGTTAAACCCCATCAAGTATTTCTGGGGTGCTGCTTTGGGAATGCAGAAAATGCTGTTGTTCCCTCTTACCTTCGCAGGATATGCTCTAGATGTTATTGGAGCTCCATTTAGATATGCAATTGAACTGATTAGATTCGGTATCATGGCCCTTATGGGTGATACTGAAGGGATGAAGAAGCAGAGAACAAATCTCGCTAAGTTTGATTCTAGAATACGTGAAAGTGTCCGAGAGATGCTAAACATGCTTACTCTGGGACTTGCATTTAAGGAAAAGGGATCCTTTGGAAATATATTTGGTGATGAAAAAGCACAAGCAGAGATGACGAAGAAGTATGCTGAGGGTGGTAAAGTTAAGGGATCAAAAGGAAAAGCAAAACGTCGATTAAAAACCAGGAAGAAACCTAAAAAATTAATTTTAAAGAGACCACCAAGAGAATCGATAGATCCATTACCACCCATGACTGGAAAGGGTGATGATGAAAAACAAATACAAAATAAAGAAAGAGCATGGTGGGACTTTCTTGGATGGGCAGGAACTGGAGAAGGGACACCATTAGGACCTGCTGGACAACAACTTGTAGAGAAAACGAGAAATGTTGGTAATGAACTTGGCAAGGATGATTTCTTTGGACCAATTTTAAGAGTCACTTCTAAGGTAATCTTAGGTCAGGACGTAGACCCAAAAGACCACAGAAGAGTCGCAATGGGTATGAACT